GATCTATCGGGAGACTCTCTCGGAGGGTCCGAACCAGCCCGAACCGGCTTGAACCGAGTCGGATCGAGCGATGATTGGGTGGGATCTGCCCCGAGGCTGGTGACGCCGGTCGAGGCGTCCGGGTCGTACGGCTTGGAGGTGGCGTCGTTCGCGGAAGCGATCTACGGGATCACGCTGATGCCGTGGCAACAACGGGTGATCGACGACCAGCTCTCGTTCGGCGACGACGGTCGGCTTCTGTTCTCAAGTGCTCTGACGTCGACGGCCCGTCAGCAGGGGAAGTCTGTGGCCTTGAAGGTGCTGGCCTCGTGGTGGGCAGTCGGCATGGCGGCAAACCGTGGCGAACCCCAGTCGGTCGTTCTGGTCGCCAACGAGTACGAGCGAGTCTCGGTCATGTTCCGCGAGATGGAGCCGGTGCTCACAGAGAAGTTCGGAGCGAAGTCGTACAAGTCGTTCGGACGGGAGAGCCTCACGTTCCCAGACGGCTCAACGATCCGGCTCGCAGCCGCGACCGACGGCAAGCACGGCTACTCGATCGACTACCTGCTCCTCAACGAGATCTGGCAGATCAAGCCGTCCGTCGTCTACCAGGCATTCAGGCCGGCGATGATCGCACGACGCGACTCCCAGATGTCCTGCTGGTCGACAGCCGGTGACGCCGGCTCAACCGTCCTCCAGCAGATGCGAGCCCAAGGCATCCAAGCGATCGACTCCGGCGGAACCGGCAGGATGTACTTCTGCGAATTCTCACCTCCAGCTGGGATTGATCCGTCCGACCGACGCTGGTGGCCCGCGGCAAACCCAGCCCTCGGTATCACCGTCGACCACGCCGCCCTCGAGGACGCATGGACGTCCATCCCACGAGCCGAGTTTGTCCGAGCTCACCTCAACCTGTGGCAAGGAGCTAACGACTCGTGGCTACCACCCGACGTCTGGGACGGCCTCGTCACCGACACACAGCCGCCGACCGGAGGGTTCCTCGCCGTCGACTCCAGCCTAGACGAGAACCGGATCGTAGGCGTCCGAGCAGTCCGCGTCGGCCTTGAGGTGATCGTCACCGTCGCGTTCGTTGTCGACCGGCAGACCGCCATGTGGACCGAGATCGCAAAAGTGCTTGACGACACTGACGCACAGCTCCTCATCACACCCGGCTACGAGCCGCTCGTGCCACCGGATTATCGGAGGCGGACAGAGATCGTCGGCTACCGCGAGCTGAAGACGATGACGCCGATCGTGCGACGAGCCATCCTCGACGGACAGATCCGACACACCGGAGAAGTGTCGCTAGCTGAGCACATTAACCAAGCCGTCATGGTCAAGACGAACGACGGAGCACCGTTGTCCGCACAGAAGTCGCCCGGCCCGATCGAGCTCGCTCGCTGTGCTGTGTTTGCCGCTGGTCGAGCACTCGCACCCGTCGTCCGTAAGAAGGCCGCGTTCGCAAGCGGCTGACATGAGTAGACCTCATCGCACAATGATGGGAGACTCCGGCGTATGGCGTTCGGCAAGCAGAAGCAGAAGGCGGCGTTCGCGTCCGCACCGCTCAAGGCTGCCGCCGGCTCCGCCGCCCAGATTGGTCAGTTCTACACCTATTCAGTCGGGAATAGAGAAGAACTGGCCCTGAGCATTCCAACCGTCGCACGGTCTGTGCAGATGATCGCCTCGGTCGTGGGATGCCTCGGACTCAAGCATTACACGCTCCAATGGACCGGCGAAGAGTACGAGGAGATCTACCTCGAGCTCGAACAATGGATGCGTCAACCGGATCCCAAGGTCACCCGTAACTTCATCATGAGCAACACCTCCACGGACCTCATGCTCCACGGCTCGGCCTTCTGGTACGTCACCTCACGCTCAAGCGCCACCGGCAGACCGCTCTCCTTCCAATGGCTTCCGGCCTCGATGGTCGCCCTAGAGGACCAGCAGACACCGCAACGATTCGGCCCGTCCAGCGACGCCACGTTCAACGGCATCAAGCTCAACATGGACGACGTGCTGCAGTTCATCGCCCCGACCCAAGGGATCCTGTACACCGGGCAACGTGCGATTCAGACCGCGATCAAACTTGACCGCGCCGCCGACCGATTCGCCGTCAACGAGATCGCAGCCGGCTACCTCCAGCAGACCGACGCGTCCGAACCGATGTCCGGCGAAGAACTTGCCGAACTGGCAGCCGCATGGTCCGCAGCTCGACGCAACTCGGCGATCGGCGCACTCAACTCGGTCGTCACGTTCAAGGAGTTCACCTCCGACCCGTCCAAACTGCAGCTGGTCGAGTCCCGACAGTTCCAAGCGCTCGAGCTGTCCAGGCAGTGCGGCATCCCTCCGTACCTGCTCGGTATCGGCGTCCCCGGATCGTTCACCTACCAGAACGCCCAGCAAGCCCGACAGGATCTCTACCTCTTCGGAGCGAAGGCCATACTCGACTGCATCCAAGAGACGCTCTCGTCGTCGTTCTGCCTACCTCAGAACCGCTACGTCAAGTTCGACGTCGAGGACTACCTCTACGAGAACTCGCTTGCTGACGTCGAGGTCGAGGACGAAGCCGACGTCCGCATCAACGAAGGAGGACGCCGATGATCCGGCTCACCGCACAACTCGTCACGCTTGACGCCGCCGAAGGCGACACCCCGTCACGCACCATCACCGGCCTCGCCGTCCCGTGGGACACCGTCGCCACACTGTCTGGTGGTGAGCAGGTCAAGTTCCTCAAGGGATCGCTCCCCGAGGACGGACCGGCTCCGAAGCTGCTCGAGTTCCACGACGACACCCGAGTCATCGGCGTCGTCACCGAACGAGTGTCCACCGATGAGGGGATGATGTTCTCAGCCAAGCTCGCACCCACCCGAGCCGCCGACGACAGCCTTGCCCTACTCGCCATGGGCGCACTCGACTCCGTCTCCGTCGGAGCCGTGCCCACCAAGTTCAAGCGCACCGCCGGAGGCGTCCTCGAGGTCTCCGAGGCCCGATGGCTGGAACTGTCCGTCGTGACAGTCCCGGCATACGCCGACGCACAGGTGTACTCAGTCGCCGCCTCAGCTGAAGAAGCCGAGACGATCGAACCCCAGCAAGAAGAATCCAACCCAACCCAAGACTCCGAGGAGGAGAACATGGAAGCCCAGCCCACCACCGTCGAGGCGGCAGTCGCCACGACCCCGATCTACGCGAGCGCCAAGCGCGAGTTCACCATGCCGAGCGCCGCCGAGTGGATCTCCGCACAGCTCATCGGCGGATCGTACGCCGCCAACTTCAACGCCAACCTGCGAGCCGCCGCACCGGACGTCACCACGAGCGACCTCGACGGCATCCTGCCCCTGCCCATTGTTGCCCCGATCTACTCGGGCATTCAGGGCCTGCGCCCTGTGTGCGATGCGATCGGGGTTCGCGGACTTCCTGCCGGAGGCAAGGTGTTCATCGTCCCCAAGATCACGACCCACACGTCGATCGGTGGACCGCAGACGCAGAACAGCACCATCACCGCCGGTCAGTACATCGTCGACGACATCCAGGTCACCAAGGACATTTATGGCGGCTACGTCGAAGTCTCAGAGGCCTCACTCGATTGGACATCGCCCGAAGTGCTGCAGGGTCTGCTCGAGGACATGGCGAAGGAATACGCCATCGCCACCGACAACGCTGCCGCCGACGCCCTCCTGTCCGGCACGTCGCAGACCACCGGCAACGTCGCACCGACCGACCCGACCGACTGGATCGCCAAGGTGTACGCCTGCGCCAACACGATCCTCGCACAAGGCAACTACCTGCCCGACCACCTGTTCGTGTCCGGCGACGTGTTCGCACAGCTCGGACAGCTCTCGGACAGCTCGGACCGTCCGCTGTTCCCACAGGTCGGCCCGATGAACGCCTTCGGCTCGATGACGCCCGGATCGCGTGACGCCACCGTGTTCGGTCTCCGCCTCGTCGTGGACACCAACTTCGCCGCCAAGACCACGATCGTCGGAGCCGCCGCCACCGGTGCGTTCCGAGTGTACGAACAGCAGAAGGGTGCGATCTCCATCGACAACCCGTCGCAGCTGTCGCGCACCATCGCCTTCCGTGGCTACTTCGCCCCGAAGATGATCGACGCCACCAAGTTCGTGAAGATCCCGCAGGCCTGACGCACGGCAACGCAGAAGGACGAGGGCACCCGACATGGCGACATTCACAGTCATCGAGCACATGAGGCTCGACGACTACGCCGTCATCCAGACCCTCGAGGACACCGAGATCGGGGTCGGACAGACCATAACCCTGTCCGGCCTCGGTCACGGCCTGAACGGTACGCACACCGTGTTCGCCGTTCCGACGTTCCTGTTCGATGGCGTCGACAATCAAGGCGACTTGATGTTCGACACCAACGTCATCATCCCGAACCAACTGCTCTTCTACGACGCCGGCGATGACCTTGAGCGATCAGCGGCAATCCCTAACGGAACGTTGACGTGGAGCATCTCATGCACTTGGACCACCTCGGCCCTCGTGACCGAGTTCCTCGGCATCTCCGGTGCGACCGCCAACGACACCGCCTACATCGCCACCTGTGTTGCAGCTGCGAACCAATGGTGCTTCCGTCGACGTCAGCAAGCCGGCTACTACGACAGTCCCACCACGGCCCCAGACGCATCCGTCCAACTCGGAGCGACGTTGTATGCCTCTGCGCTGTATAGGGAACGTGGCTCAGTCGACTCCTTCCAGTCGTTCGAGACGATGTCGGTCGGCGTCCCCACCCTGACGAACGGTCGCATCATGCAGCTGCTCGGAGTACGCAGGAGCCAGGTGGCATGACATGGCAGCCACAGGAATGTTCGCGGAAGCGATCACCGCAGTCGTCAACGTCATCACCGCTCGAGGGTACGTCGCCGTCACAGACCCTCGGAACGCACGACCCCTCACCGTGTTTGTCGAGCTCCCTACCTTCGACGCATTCACCTACAACGTCGGCGACATCACACTCACGATCCGAGTCTTGGCTCCGCCACCCGGCAACCAAGACGCCGGTGACTACCTCCTGACAGCGATCGACACGCTCATGAACTCGTCGCTCGCCATCACCGGAGGGCAACCGACCATCGCTCAGATCGGCAGCCAAGAACTACCGGCCTACGACCTGACCGTCCGAATCTCCAGCAAACGCAACTAACAGAAGGAGCCACCAATGGCGACAACCACATTCCTGTCCAACGCAACCGTGAACATCTCGCAGGGTGCCACGACCTACGACATCAGCGATCAGGTGCGCTCCGTCACCCTGACCGTCGGCTACGACTCGCTCGAGGCGACCAGCATGGGCGACACCGGACGCAAGTACGTCCAAGGCTTGCAGGCCGTCAGCGTCTCCATCGAGTGCTACCTGTCCTACGGCGGCACCGGAGCCACCTCCGAGATCGAGACCATGTGCTCGGCCCTCGTCGGACAAGGCAACACCGGCCTCGTCATCTCGCCTTCCGGCACCACCGAGTCGGCGACGAACCCGGAGTACACGATCACGAACGCCATGCTGGCCTCGTTCTCCCCGATCGCCTCAACCGTCGGAGAGCTCGCCATGATCACGCTCGAGTTCGTCGGCGGCACCTTCGCACGCGACATCACCTGATCTGCCGTCCTCAGCTAGGTAGGATTCGCCCATGATCGGAATGACCATCCAAGTCGAGATGAACGACGGCGAAGTCCATGAAGTCCCCGTGACCTACGGGGTGGCCTGCAAGTGGGAGGACCATCATCCGAACCTCTCGTGGTCCTCGTTCCTCGAGGACCCGAAGTTCAAGCCGATGGCCTACCTAGCTTGGGAAGCAGTCAAAGCCGCCGGAGTACCGGTCAAGCTGTTCACCCCTTGGCTCGACACGATTGCCGGAGTCAAGTTCATCCCAAAAGACAAAGCAGAGAAGCAGGACAAGTCACCCGGCTGATCGCCACGCTGGCCCTCCGAACCGGCATCGCTCCCAACCTCCTCTGCGACACAGACCCGGCGATCGTCTCCGAGATGATTCGCCAACTCAACAAGCAGGACAAGGAAGCAGAGAAGGCCAGACGATGACGATCAAGGTAGAAGGACTCGCAGAGACGCTCCGCGATCTCGGCAAGATTGAGCCCGACCTACGTCGCACCCTTGCCAAAGAGATGAGGAACGTCGTCAAGCCTCTGGTCGCCGACATCAACAATCGGATCCCGAAGCTCGCACCGTTGGAAGGCATGATGCACAACGGTAGGACCGGCTGGTCGAACCGTAAGAACGCCGTCGTGAAGATCGACTTCCGCCGTCCTCGACGGAACGTCAACGCGGTCTCCACCGAGAAGCCCGTCAACGTGGTCCGCATTATTACTCGAGGAGCTCCGGTCGCTATCGCAGACATGGCAGGCAAAGCTGGCGGACGAGCCTCCAAAGCGGAACCCAAGTTCCGACGTCCCAACTTTGCACAGGATCTTCCCGGCGACGCGTCCCGGTACATGTGGTACCAGATTGAGAACAAGATCGGACCCGTCCAGACGGAGCTCCGCAAAGTGGTCGACGACGTCGTCCGCCAAGCCAACCGAGAG